TAGTTGAACGCCTAAACATGCTACTTGGAGGACCGCAACTCCTAACTCCCCTTCATGCAACCTTACTAATGCAAGCAGTTGGCCTGCTAGTAGTGGTTAGGTTTCTGAAGGATGTGCTATGCTCTACTCCTAGGGCTAGTGTAGAAGAGGGTAAATTTTCACGGGAAAAGTTACGAGAATATCTGTATGACCAAGATTGTGCTGATATTTCCGATGTTCAAGAACAAATACCGCCTGTGTACCAAGACTTACAAGACTATGCTAAGAATCATAGGCTCAAAAGAACTAAAGAAGAAGATGGGGATTTCCGTGTTGAGGTTACCTCTCCTGATCCTCCTCCGTTACCTGTCTTGGACCCTCAACTGTTGCGTCAGTTGGAGAATGCTAGTGAGCTTGAACATGGAGTGCTATGTGGATCACCAAATACAGGTTATGCTGGTGGTGAACTGGAGCTCTTTGGAACTCACAAACCCAGAGGGTTTATGGCCCGCTGGTTTTCCAGTCCTGACATTGGTGATGAACAGATTCGCCGTCGGGCAGTCAGACGCAAGAGGAAAGTAGCTCGTAAGCTAAAAACATGTCTTTATATCAGGGCCTGGTTAAGGTCTGTTATACCACCTGAATCATTAAGGGTTGAACTGGATGATGATGGAGAGATGTATGTTGACAAAGCAACAAATTGCCTAGTCGACAATAAGCTGCGGGAGTTTTTCAAGTTACATTGTTTTAACCTGCAATCAATAGCTGAGTATCAAGACTTGGCCAAGGTTGTAGTGTTTTATACCAATGAAGAGTTGGGGATAGCTGAATTGCTTGAACCCAGGCTTGGGAAACCTCTTCCTAGATGATGGATACCGCGGGAGACAGCTGCTGTGGATACCTCCACGGATTATACTCAAAGTTTGCATGAATTTGTGCCTGAGTTAGGTCCTGGAGTTACACGCGGGGTGAAGGTAGTCTCCCTTGGCGTTAAGAAAGCCAAAATTAGGAAGTTCTTCAAGTTAGAAGGAATGGGGGTGCGCGGAAATGAAATATCTGCACACAACCACTCCCTCAAAAATGTGTTGCGGGCACTGGTGGAAAGGCGGTTTCTTGTCAAGAGCAAGGACGGTTCTTCACTGGTCCCCCCTCCACGGCCTACTAAAGGAGTAGTGCGAAAAAGGCTGGCGGAAGTCAAACGTAGCATAATTGCCATGATCCCAACGCCGACTAGGATGACGATGTCTGAGTTTATAGACACACGCCCTAGTCGATTACGGAAAAGGTATACAGATGCAATGTCAAGTTACATTAAGTTTGGCCTGTCGGAAGTGCAAGCGTGGATAACCCATTTCATCAAGTTTGAAAAGGTTAATCTGACCAAGAAGTCGGATCCTGTTCCGCGCAACATACAACCCAGGAGCCCCGAGTACAATTTACGTCTCGGGATGTTTCTATCACCAATCGAAGGATTTGGTGGCTCCCATCCAATGTATAATGCATTAGCCAGCCTATTTGGTGGACCAACCGTGATGAAAGGAATGAATGCGGAAAAGGTTGCTACCAACATTGTCGAAGCCTCGCAGATGGTTTCAGATCGGTCTAGATTACCTTCCGGACTGGTCTGGATTGGTTGTGATGCCTCCAGATTTGATCAGCATGTGAGCAAAGACATGCTTAAATGGGAGCATTCGATCTATCTTGAGCTGTACAAGGATCACCCGGATCTTAGTGAACTGAGGTGGTTATTAAAACAACAGCTCAGTACAAAGGCGACGACGTACACCCTAGATGAAGAAGGTGTACAACATAAGGTTTCTTATCAGGACCAGGGTCAGAGAAGTAGTGGCGACATGAACACTGGCCTAGGGAATTGTATAATAATGTGCGCACTGTTATATGTTTACCTCGTTGAGGTGGCAGGAATTACTAATGTGCGTGTTATCAACAATGGTGACGATGCTGTAATTATCATGACTGGAAATGATTACGCAGACTTTTGTCAGGAGTCTTTTAAAGAATGGTTCCTAGAGATGGGATTTACCATGACTATGGAGGACCCTGTTTATGAACTTGAGAAAGTTGAGTTCTGTCAGTCACACCCTGTTAAAATACCTAACGGTTGGATTATGGTACCAAACATTGACAATCTCAATAAGTTTGGCGTAGCTCTTGTGGATAAAAGTAAGATTGACGACTGGATTAGGGAAGTTGGCGTTGCTGGCAGGCTTTGGCTTGCAGGAATACCAATC